TGCCCTCTTCAGTTGGACATCGTTGAAAGGCTGATTGAACGGTATTCAAACAAAGGCGAATTGGTATTTGATCCGTTCGGAGGTATCGGTACTGTCCCTTATTGTGCTATCAAGTTAGGTCGTAGGGGACTTTCAACAGAACTCAATTATGATTATTGGAAAGACGGGCTTTCTTATCTGCGGGAAGCGGAGAACGAAGTAAGTGCTCCTACATTGTTTGATTTAATGGCTATATAATTATGAAACAATACAACAGTTGGGATGAAATAGACAAGGACACCGGCGGTCTTGTTACGAGTCTGACATATATCGTCCTATTCGTCAATGACCAAGTGTATAATTTCGAAATGCAGCTTTCCGATCACATCAAGGGATGCGGACTTTATCGCCAAAAGGTCAAAATGCTGGTCAACAGCATGGACCGCCAAATGGCCGCATACAATAGGCAAATATGCAGAACCGCAGGTGTAAACGCGGAAGCCATGGCCCTCATTACGCAGAGCATGGAGGACGATATCAAGCCTCATATAGATCGCTATGGATTTACCGTCAGCCAGGCATTGCATAATGCCGGATGCCATGAAGATTTGAACAAAGCCCTTTCCATTTGCTCTACGGTGGACATGTTATGCCAGACATCCCAAATTACCATCCGGGATTTCTTTACCGCCATAAGCAAATATGCCCCACTGGCTTACAATCCCCTTCGGTATCTCACCATGGATAAGATGCTGCACTTTGCAAGGGAGCTTACAGAGGTACTTACCCCCAAAGAGATACATGTAAATTTGAATGAGTTGCCAGAAATTGCAAACGCTTTTCAGGCCATAGCAAACAATATGCTTAGGGCGGAAGTATTTGAAAAAGCGTTTGAATCATGCGAAAAATGACAAAAAAAGATGAAATATGAAAGATTGGATAGAAGAAGAAATAAAGCGCCTCGAAAAGGAGCGCGACAGGAATTTGGCAATACACTGTGACTATGTGGCCGCTAAATATCAAAGGATGATTGATAAGATTAAGATCAAGAAAGAAGATAAAAATTAATAAAATATGAAGATAAGAAACAATGATTTATTAAACAGAAGTATTGATATTGATATAGCTGATGGCGTTTCAATTCATCTTTATAAATGTGAGTATGACGAGTTTATCAAACTTCTTTTACCTGATATGGAGCAAGAAATAAAGAATGCTTATGCTCTCCAACATAGAGCAATAGAAAATCGCCAAAAATGCTGGGAGATGGTAAAAGAAATTCGAGAATTATTCTACGACTGTTCCGATGAAGAGTTCTGCGTCCGGAAAAGTCTGGATGAAATAGATGAAAAAAAATTAGTAGAAGTACTGGAAAAATACCACAAGCTATTAGGTTTTGTTTAATTCTAAATTAAAAAGAAATGAAGATAGTAACAATCATGTGCCTGCTGGCCATGCTCGCCGGATGCACACCGCAGAAAGTGGTAATTACAAGTAAGCCAAACCGGTTTGTAAAACAGTTTCAACAAGCGGATTCCGCATTTAACAAGCAATACGGAAAGGAGGAAGGTTATGGGAAATTATTATGATAAAGATAGTGTATATCATATAGTGCCAAATGAAGAGGCTTTAGATAGAGGTCCTTATGCCTGGAAAGGCTCATCTACTAAAGAGGGAAATAACCGAAAAGCTATTGCCAAGCGGAGAAAGAAAAACAAGAATAAGAAAACTCATAGATAAATAGAACTGAGTCGAAATAACTCAAATCACGAAAATAATTGACTTATACGAACATACAGGATGGTGCATATCCTTAGATGGAGTTAATCCGTACGATTTATTAGATTCAGAGATATGCCAAGGGTGTATTATTGGGAATGTTTTTGATAATCCTGAATTTCTGAAGGATAACTTGTAACTTCTCAAAAAAAAATATCGGACACATTATGCAGAAGAGACTAAACTAATGCCTGAACAAGTCTTGACTTGGCTATTACAGTACATCTGCTTGATAGTCTACTTGCCGATATAGCCTCATAACAGGCACATCAGCCTCCTTAGCTGGCACACCTTCTCATTGAAGTTGACCGGCTCAAAGTCAAGGGAGTCAACCAGGCGGTCAATCTCGCGTCTGGCTGACTCCCTTTTTAATTTTCTTATTTCTTTTTTATTCGCTTTACGCATAGCTTTTCCCGTTTATGTTTGCGGCAATCGCATATAAACAACTGCACATCCTCGTACAACATCCTACCTAAATAACCGGCCAAATACGCCACTTCTTCACCTCCTATAGGCATTTTAAATGCCGTAGCTATATGATCCTCCAAATGGCGGCATTCGTGCTTTAGGGAGTTTAAAAACTCTTCCGGGGACGAAGTCTTGCTTATGACCATTACAGATTTCCGTAGCTTGTAATTGGAGTACGTGACACCGGTATCAAGTTTGCATGACACCAAATTATTGTAAGCCTCTCTTGCCTTGTCTTTCGGACAATCTATTGATTTCAACAAACCTATGATCTCTTCCGTATAATAGCAGGTGACACGATAAAATATATGCACCTGCCAATCGTACTTCTTTATGTATAGGCCTCTTCTTATCATATTTACATCATTTCATCCCAAATAATAGGCGTTCCAGAACCGATGCAATCAGCGTAGAAACGAGTAAACACAATACCATCGTAAGCATCCGGATCGTCGCAAACGTTCTTCACGTATAAAGCAGCATATTGATCATGGGGAATGGAGGAACCAAGAAAATCAGCCTTGCACATATTGGCTACATACACATAGTCATAGCCGCCTTTCTTCTTTACATCGACGTTATATTTTTTAAGCATTTCGTCGATCTGCTCTTTTGTCCAGGGCTGTACCTTTATTTTCTTGCCAGTTCCATCTTCTTTTTCCATCATGGAAATAGCCCAATCACACATAGCCTTAGAAAAATGCCAGCCATATGCGCTTAAATAAGCTTTCATCCCCGAAGGAAAATCATCGTACATATCTAATCTCATATCTTTACTTTTTAAGAAGGGGCACAATGTCCCCTTCTGATTTAACGTCTGCGTCTGCGGTATTCCCCGGCATACCGTCCGGTTCCTCTCACGCCGCGCCTTTCACCGAAACCTTCTCCACCGCGTCTCCACATATCGCGGAATTCATCGTCGTCGTCATCGTCATCGTCTCGGAATCCCATACCGCCTTCCATTGCTTTTCTCTTGCCTTCCTTGCAACCAAGTTTATAGGCTTCTTCTATCGCTTCCATCAAGTCTTCATCTTCATAAGCATCGAACTCTCTGAAAAGCTCTTCAAGTTTTCTATTTGATCCCATAATTATTATTTTTTAGTTGTTTCCTTAACTCCAAGCTGTTGCATCAATTGCTTGTTTAGCTCCATAAGTTCAGACATGTTCTTGCTCATATCAGACATCTGGGCCTTAAGGGTGTTGATTTCCTGTTCTTGACGTTGCTTTTCTGCAAATTCAGGATTGATCATTGTCAACATCTCATCGCAGGATGCTATCACGCTGAGGTCATAGTCCCGACTGTTAACCCTATCCAATCTTTTTTGTTTTATCATGGATATTTCATTGTTCATCGCATCGCGGGAACATGAGACAACAAGATTCCCGTTTTGCCCAAAGTCGGCTATATCACTACCGGAAGGAAGATTCTGAAACGTCGTGTTCTGACCATTAATATTAGCCACGACATCTACGACCATCTCCATCTGAGGTATCTGCCCCATAGGAGCGGGCATAGGATATTTAGGCTTGGGTGCAGAAACGCTTACCACAGAACCAATCTCTATGAAATGTTTGGCTTCCTTATGAAGAATATACAACTGATTATTTACTCGAAGATTCTGAAACATGATTGTTTGATTTTAAAGGAGTGTGGTTATTGCAATTTTTACAACAACCACAGAACTCCATGTTAATTACTACTTGCTTCGCAAAGAAGCCGTTTCTGCTGTAGGAGCCGGAGTCGTTGTCGGTCTATATCCACCACTAACAAGATACAATTCGTTCGTGTATTTGTTGTAATGGATCTCATAGATACCCGGACCGGCAAGGTTCTCTACTCGCACAGGCACATCGCCGTAAGCCATCAACGGTCTCGTGTCCCCGTTCGTCCCTATCAGAATGGGCAGTGTTGCTGTTGTTCCAGCCGGGATAGCTTGACGGAGATTGACATAGAAACCGCCTACATAATCCCGGTTACGAAACGCATGGTTCGGAAGCTCTAATGTCACGTTCTCCGTCCCTACCGTCACAGCCACCGTTGGCAAGGTGTTAAAGTTTGCCCTGCCAAGTGAAGGGAACGGAAAAGGAAATCCTGTAAAAAAGTTAGGCCACATAATTACCTCCTTTCTTACCCGGATCAACCCCAGTAGTTATTGCAACCACATCCGTAACCGCCGCGTCCATAAGCCGCGTCACCTGCATAGGCACCGAAAGCGGCTGCACGATAGGTTTCCGGGTTATACACCTGCAACTGTGGATAAGGAACGGATACCGTTGGAGGCATCTTGCACTTGATACCGTCTACATCACTTTGCAATGCCTGCAAGCCGGCTACCAACGGCGCGATCTGCTGACCGAAGTTGCTCAAGATTGTTGCATTCTGATTACGCTGAGAGATTTCCCCCTCCAAAACTGCAATTCTTGCATCCCTTGCAGCAAGGGCTTCCTGCTGACGGCGTGCCTCTGCGGCATCCATCTTGGCTACAATAGCCTGGAATCCTTCACGGTAAGCGTCCGACAAAGAACGAGTATTCCCTTCCATTGTACGTGTAAGCGTATTCATGTTTTCGCAACTCGCTAAGCGACTTTCATACCCCTGTCGTTCAATCGCAGTCTGCGTTTTGCAGCAACAATCGGCTAATTGAGCAGAGATAGATTGATTGCCCTGCATAATTGCAGTAATGATACTGTTGGTATTCTGTCCCATCTGATTGCCTAGACCGCATATAGCCTGAGATACAGAGTTAATACCAGCAAGGATTTGGTCTGAAGATAAATTCAACGCCTGGGCAAGTGATGCGATGTCCACACCGTTGCGATTAAGCATTTGCATAATCATGTCTCTTCCTTCATTGGCACCCTGATTGTTGTTTCCTCCAAAACCGAAGTTGCCGTTGCCAAAGATGGCAGCAATCACAATCAACACAATAATGTCCTGAAAACCGCCGTTGTTCCCGAAGAAACCACCGTTACCGCCTCCACCGTTCATTAATCCCATGAGGTAACCTGTGTCAATACCTCTGTTCTGCAAAGACGGAAGGATTGATGCAAGTAAACCGTTACTCGTTCCACCTGCCCCGTCTTGATTAAATACATAAGTTTTTTCCATTGTATTTTAAATCTTAGTTACGGTCAATATCAACCGCATCGCAAATGTCGCAAAACAGTAATTGTATTGAATGGTAGAATGTTGTAGGCTTGTTGTAAAGTTGTTGTTAAACTGTCTGATTTTTTTTACTTGTTCCCTTATCTTTTCTGTATTAGCCTCCTATAAAAACTATGCAATGTTTCTTCATAACAAATATGTTATCTTAATTTACAAACACCTTAATGGCATATCAAGCGACTCACGTATATTCCTAACTATAACCTTTAGCAGATAATTTCTGCGTATTCTGTCAGGGTAGATATTTTTCAACTTGTTGATCGATTGCTGCGTAAATCCGGTAAATGACGATATTTGAGATTCACTGAATTTATATTCAGATAGTATAACAACCATGATACCGCGTGAATCAACAATATCACTTCGTTTACACTTTGACAGTATCAGGTCTTCTGATACTTCTGTCTCTTTAGAGACAATTCTTAATATTTTGGCAAAGATTTCAGATTTACACATAATGTTTGAATTTTAGTTATATCTTTGCCTTCGCTACATAAAACTTATCGCACATAATGCAACAAAAGCATAGACATTCATGTTGAAGATATTAAGTCCCCAACGTGCGAGTGTCTATGCTTGTGTATCAGTTTTATGTAGCAGTTAAACGTGATACGTTGGGGGCTTTTATTTTACTTCCCAGCCCCATAGGAAGAGACTATGAACAAAAGTCTACTTACCAAATTCTATAATATAGGCCTACCCCGATATACGGAGAAAAGCCACTTCTGCCTATCCCATATCCACCTATTACTCCTAATCCCCACCGACGATCTTTCTGGTAGACGATCTCCCGTTTATGATAGATTATCATCGAATCGAGATTGGGTCTATAACCGCTGACTACCGCCCTATACAAATCTGTCTCATAAACCTTTCTCTGGATTGGTAACGGGATATAAATCGTGTCAAGTTCTTTTACCGTGTCATCCTTCTGATAAACGAAAATCGGGTAAGGTAGCTCGATTTCCTCTACATCAAGAATGTAAGAAGGTTCGGGAACAGATTTGTTGATCGTGTCTGTTTCCTTGACTACCTCTATTTGCTTTTCTACCGAATACCTTCCAGCAAAAAAACAAGCAAAGCAAAGAGCTAAAACAGATATGGCATACCAGGCTTTCATTTCTTGATGATGATCTGTTTTCTTTGTTCTCCTTCTAGCTTTAGCGAAACATGAAGGAAGTTATTTTTACGGTACAAGATGGCCTGATCGAACGGCAAACCGGAATCTTCCAATACTTCCAATAAATCACCGGCCTTTCCATCAATACTCAAATCGGCTGCTTCCCCTTTTTGATGTTGAGATGTAGGGACACCCCCCACTGCCGCATTCAACTCTGGGCATCTGTAGCCTGAATTAATGGAGATAGGCTTACCGATAGCATCCCGTAATGGTTGTAGCAATTTTGCACACAGATTGGTGATAGCCAGTTTCTCACGCGATCCCGGATCATTCTTTATTCCTTTTGTAATAGCAGTATCGCTATGCATAAATTCTTCCAATGTAAAATTCTCTGTTATATTCATTTCCTATCCTCCTTTTTCTTTACTGATTTCATATATTCTTCAAGATAATTTACTTTACTTAGAAACTTAACCGATCCAACCCAATACAAAAAGGCTATAACTTTATTGTCTGGATATACCGTGTGCATGTTTTTCAGTATATTCAGACCATAACAATACACTACTACCCACGTTATCCAACTGACAAAGGCTTTTGTACTGTCTTTATCCTGCTCCATCATTATACCAATCCAAAAAGCAATAAGCAGGATCAAAAGGTAAATCAGAAGATAGATTATCGTCCTAAAAAATTTACTTTTCCTAAAACGCAAATCATCGGCTGCCAGCCCCCAGAACATATCTATGGTAGCCATTACAGGTATTACTATAAGAAAATGCTCGATAGGTGCGAAAAAATCTAACATTGAAGCAATTACCGCAATAGAAACAGCCTGTACCCAGCCGGTAAAATCTTGTATATATGGAATTAATCTTTGCATAATATCACATATTGAATAACACGGTAAAATAAGTGGATAATAAGGCAGCTATCTCAATCCAGAACATCGGCTTGCTCTGGTAGAACTTATACCAAAATGTGCCCTCTTTTTCTTTGGCAATGCTTAATGCAGTATACCCTACATAGGCAAGCCATACTAACAACATTGGCCAGAGGTTCAATGCCACCCAAAGTTGCGATCCGGCAATACAGATGATTGCTCCAGCAGAATGTATCTTGCTCTCATAATCATCTTTGAAATTGGGAGCTGAACCAACAAAGAACATGCCAGCACAGGACAGAAATGCAACCCATTCCGTGTTTGGTTTACTTACCTCCAATATTGCAGGCATCAATAAACCGGCAGTCAGCCACATTGTTGCCATAAACCACAATTTATGCTCCAGGTAGTAATAGGTTGCACTTATGGAATAAGGTACACCCTTAGTCTTTACACACACGGCAGCCGTGTAGGCCGCAATAACAAGCATTGAAATAATCGTCAAAATAGTTATCATACCAATCTTACATTTATGTTAATCAATTCTTTCAAATGGGCATATACCGGATTAATCGTACCATAAAAGCAGTAATATTTCTTCCTTACACCGTCTTCCATTTCCGTGTAATACTTTTCCTGTTCAAGCGTCATGCCTGGCGCATAGAGTTTGGGATCGTATTCCGTGCCTTTGTGATTTTCGTCCATGCGCTCATAAAGAGCAGCCGTATCTACCGAAGGAGGATATATTTCGAGAACCGGATTTATCGGTTGCCGGACTTTCCATAACCAGTCATCGTTAATTACCCGGTTGCCGGTATCCAACTTCCCGTTAATAAATTCTTTCCATTCCGCATGTGCGTATTTGGCACTAATCGCTTCATCATCCGTCAGTGACATTGCAGACACAGATTTACGGGTGATACGGGATAACTGCTTCTCTGAATCGTGCGTTTCCGTATAGTTTACGGCTTCCTGTAATTCGGCTGTTGTTCTATGGATTACATCGGGGTAGCCCGTCACCTCAATCGCTTCTACATCTTCCACTGTCTCGGCAGCTTCAATATCAGAGAGTAACTTTTCTGATAGACCTATACAGATATCATTATAGTCTGCCATCTCATTGAGAGCTTCCAATAACAGAGATGATTTATACGAATTCCCGTTTACTTCAACCGTATCTTTTCGGGCACACTGGTCTTTTAGAGACAAACGGTCGTATGTATATACATCGTTGTCCTCTATGTAATAGTGCCGGTAGTCGGTGTTGTAGACTTCCTGACGCTTCAAGTCTTTTGCAATTTGAAGTTTTTCTTCCGGTGTCAGTTCGGGAATAGGCGTCAATTGCATATTGAACACTTCTTCTACGGATGCACTTTCGTTTGCCTCTTTAAAGGCAATCTGTTCTTCTGTCAGCAAAACGTACTTTCCTGCAACATAATCCTCCCATGTCGTGCCGATATCGTTGTTTGCTGTATCAAGCTTTTCCGGCATTGTGACATATATGTTTGCTGCGTCTTTTTGTATATATATATATTTACTCATATCACTTATATTTGTTTTATTCTTCGTAAGCCCAGTATCGGATCAGGACAGTACCGTCACCGCCGTCACCTTCTGATCCACCACCACCACCATAACCACCGCCACCATTTACTCCACTTCCTTTACCTTCTGTATAGTCAGATACTCCTGCTTTTCCATATCTTTCACCACCACCACCTCCACCACCAGCAGCATTCCGTTTACCTGAAGATTCCCCAAAATCTCGAGTCGTATGACCTTGTCCTATACCTCCTTCATGAGCGCTGCCGTTTGATCCATTACCACCATCCGAACCGCCATTACCTCCTATAGAACCTCCTCCACCGCTACCTGAACCGCCATCTGAACGCCATGGACCATTTTCGTATCCATCCATACTCCCTCCATAAACTCTATAATTCGAGTTTAGAAATTGCGAGTATCCGCCATCATTAGGTGGAGTACTATTAGAACTTCTACTACTTCCTTTGCCAACTCTTATTGAAATTGACTGACCCGGTATAACAGGAATAGCATCACCATCTCTCCATCCGGATGTATCTTTTTTAAAGGTTTTTGTATATCCTCCAGCTCCTCCTGTATCTGAATATCCTCTATTGCCTCCGCATCCACCACCGACAAGAAACACATCGACCTCCGTACATCCAGGTGGAACCGTCCATGTGTAATTTCCTGCCGGATAAAACCGCTTCTGAAAGAATACTAACTTCTTACTTCCTATCGTCCTTCTTCTCAACATATCAATCCTTCTCTTTAACGGTTATTGAATACATGACACCACTCGTAGCGATCTTCAAAATGGACATCTCGAAAGGCACGCCGGAAGTAGTGGTAATAGAACTACCGGACATTGATCTAAAACTGCCAGTAGTGGGGATAGGCTGCGTAAAAGAAGCGGTAGGATTACAATCAAGATATATCTCTTCGCCTACATTCAGTGCCCTTGCAGACTCATTTATCGACAGGTTTGAAGCGGAGGATAGGGTAGCCTTAACCAACCTCTTGCTTGTCGGTATATTCACAAGAGTGGTGACAGTATTACTCCCTGTGCCGAAATTTACTATATCATCCACCTTCTTCTTGTCCTCCGCCGACATATACCCCGCTGTGGTGAGGGTAGCGATAGGGGGAGTGCGGTATTGACCGTTGTCGGAGAGGTATTTTGTACCATCACCGTTATTAACAAGATTCATGGAATTCCAGGCACAGACATATGTTTTATCGTCTGTATAAACGGAAATCCTCTTTACATTTACTACTAAATTTGCATTTAACTCAAAGCTATTAAGTCCAGACATATTGATAGTCAACCCATATGACTCTTCATTCTTTGTCATACTAAAAGGGAAATACACAGTGTTAACACGTGCTAAAGACACTCTATTTTCATAAGCATCAACTACCTTTTGATAATTTTCCTCAGATAATGCACCACTTTCATTTGGAAATAAAGTTGTCAAGTCAAGGTACTGATTGCTCGCCACTATCTCCGACCACGCCCCATTGTTACGCCCGTAGGTTTTTCCGTCCTTTGGAGCATCTACCGTAATAGCCGCATCTTCTCCTGCTGGGCCTTGCGGACCTTCTGGACCTCGATCTCCTTTATCGCCTTTCGGGCCCTGTTCTCCCGTAGGACCTTGAGGGCCAGGATCGCCTTGAATACCCTGCAAACCTTGAGGACCTATATCACCTCTTTCACCTTGAGGTCCTTGAGGACCGGTATCACCTTTGTCGCCTTTTGGACCCTGAGCACCTTGAAGCGGACCATTGTTTTTCCACACGGAATTGATTGCATCATAAATATAAATGTCGTACGGAGCACCTTTACCAACGCCATAAGCATCACCAGCTTGTGGGGAAACTATTCCAGACTCTAATTCTTCCTGCGTGCTAAAATATCCAAGTACCTTAAAACCACTTCCCGTATCTCCTTTATCGCCTTTTACTCCCTGCTCGCCTTTAGGCCCAACAGGGCCTTGTGGACCAGTTTCGCCAATAGGTCCCTGCGGGCCTGTTTCTCCTTGAATCCCTTGTTCTCCTCTAAGACCTTGCGGACCAATATCACCCTTTTCACCCTTCAATTCTGCCTTATCTTCTTCCGTCAAATCAGAAAAATGCAATTTCAACTCGTCTTTCTGTTCCGGCGTTAGATCGGAAAACTTCAACTTCAAATCATCGTAAGGGACAAGTACACGATAAGCTGTATCTTCTTCACTGGTGTACTTCCATTCAATGCCTGTGCTACCGGTACGGAAAACAGGAGTATCACCGGCAGTACCTTTCAGATCGGACAAAGCGACAAGATTCTGCCAATTACCGTCCGTATAACGCCATTGGATATAGGTTTTATCCTGATTTACCTGCAAGAATACTTCACGTCCATCTACACCCTTCAAGACAGACAGAGCAACACGTACAAGCTTATATGTGCTACCCAATACCTGAAAGGCGGGAAGAGAGGACACACCGGTAAGTGAACTTACCTCTTCGTACTGCCCCGGATCTTTCGCCGTAGACGCAATCAAATCCTCCACCGCTGCCGCAATCTTCTGCAAGTCTTCCGGCGTGATCGTTGTCCCGTCTGATAATATGATATCTCCTGCTGCCATAGGTGTTAATCTATTTTATTCCTCTGTTCAAAAATTGATTTTGCATCCGCCAATGCCGCTGTATATATAGCCTCGCTATCTGCATCCGGTATAGACTTGTCAAATGATATATTCTTGGTCCCGTCTGCATTGATGATTATGTAGCCGAAACGAACATCTGACTTCTTGACTGTACCCGTTACCGACTTTACGTTTTCCCCTTCATCCTGTGTGATATTGTACTGTACTTCGTAACCTGCCACATTGTTCAGGTATGTGCTCTTGACCACTGATGATACTTGTTCGAGTGCCATAACTTATTCCTCCTTATCTTTAGTTTCCACTTCTGTCGTTCCGGCTTCAACAGCCTTTGCTATAATGATTTTAAACGACGTACAGATTATTTTCATCATCTGTTGATAGTCATTATCTGATATTTCTATTGCCCCCGTTGAATGGTAGATGATATGTGCCAGATCATACATCGGAACGGATTCTGCGCTCTTGATTATCGCATCTCCAATTTCATGTGTCAAATCAGCCTTCTGAAACTTATCTACACCATATTCTACATTTAACTCTTTGAAATTTACTTGTTTCATAATGATTTGTTTTTTTAATTATTTATCCTAATGAAATTTTTAATATATTTCCATCTCTCCAAACCATTCCCAATGATTTTGGATCTATGGTTGGAATTGAAGTAAGAATCAATCCTGTTGATAACGAACTTAAAATTTTTCCATTAACATCATGGACGGAAAATCCTGCTATCCCCATTGAATACCTGTATACTGTAGAACCAGAACTGCTATTTCTCAAATACATGTGTAAAGCTGGAATTGACTGATAACCAGAAACATTATCAAATTTAAATTCAGTCACTAATGAATTAGAATTATTAATCATTTTAAAACTTCTTTCTGAAGGGTCAATAACAAATCTATTTCCATTATTTGATGATTGAATTTTTCCAGTTATAGATAGATTCCCACCGATATCCCAAAAAACATTTTTCTTAGCTAACCATCCCGCACCATCATGCCCCAAACGTATAGCAGAATTTGCTCTATCTTCCCATGAGCTCCCCGCCCAAAATGCAGGACCTGTAATATCAGGAGACATACCCGCTAAACAGACAAAGGATGAATTAGAACCAGATCCCATTTCTATACGCCTATTTAACCTCATTTTGTTTGATCCAAAAGAATAAAATGCACCGGTTATATCTGTCACGGAATCTAATTCACCTTCAACACTATCAACTCTATTTCCTAAATTATTTATATTGATATTTAAACCCTCTGCTGTTTGATTAACAAAACTCTCACTTGCAAGTCCTTTTACAGAAGATGATATCTGGCTACTTGTCCAACTTGTTGTAGCATATCCAACTAAAGCTCCATCAACATAAGATCCCACCTCGGTTTGTATTTTACTACTTGTCCAGGACTGAGTAGCGTAATCCCTTCGTACAACTTGCTGGAATTCGTCATATTCTTCCTTAAACGAAGTAAGTTCAGCTTTATCTGCCTTTAAAGATAAAGAGGTATCATATTTAGTATAAATTTTACCGGTCTCGGCATCAACATAATCTTTAGTTGCACGTAACTTAATTTCTTCTTCGTTTTGTGTGATTTGAGTTTGTAGATGTACAATAGCATCCGCAATCTCATCAGCAAACAGCCCTACACCATAAATAAGTATCTCACCAGTGAATCTCAGTTCAAAATCACCTTTCCCGTTCCATTTCCCGACCTTAGACAGCTTTTGATAGCTGTCGCTTTCCGGTAGCTGTTCTTCATGATACAACTCGGTTCCTGGAATACCGAAACCGCAAGAACCGGGACGGAGCACCTTATAGAACAAAGAGAAAGAATACGTCTTTTCTTCTTCTTCCGTGTGATCCGGGATATTCATTATAGCATTCTGCTGAAGGATATACGTGTTCCTTATTCGCAGAACGTTTTGACCGTTGTCATTATAAATATCGGCAACTTGATCCTTTTCTACATAGAAGCTACCGTCCAGCCAAAGATATTCTCCACCTACGTTGATAAAATGAACGTTATTTGCAGCTGTCCAATAGTTTGTATTCTGGCTGAAAGAAGAGTTTACAAGGATGTTACCTCCTTCGGCGGATATGTCGTTACGGATACTATCAATAAGGCTTTCAAACTTGCCGTTCATGGCAATAAAAGTCTGCTCAATGGTATCTCCGTTTTGAAGAATGAATGTCGAGTTTTCAACGTATATCCCGTTCAAATAAGCCCCATAACCAGACAACTGATCGCCTCTCTGTGTCCTGATTCCTGTCAGGTGTCCAATACGGGCTTTCAACTTGCCTTCGGTGCTGGCATCAGTAATACCATCGTACACATCGATAAATGGCGCACCGCTATCGGCCGTTGTTAGATATATCAATCCCTGCCGGTCCGTATCTTCATTGTTACCCCAACGAAGGGCAAAATCTCCGGCTTCCGGTTGCCCTGTCCCTTCTATCAGAGGAATAGCTATATCAAAATAGTCACTGTCTACACCGATACAACGTCCGAAAAGATACTTGATACTGGTCGTTCCCGTCCGTGTCTGTATTCTGACACCGTCACCCTTACGCAGGTTCATAAGCATAAGACCATCCATATCGTCCATATAACAGCGATAACGGTCAGACATCACTTCTACTCTGGCTATTTTGTTGATGTCAGAAACAATCTGGCTACCTCCTAAACCGTAAATCTGGGAATAAACAATCTCGTAAGCAGTGAATGTTTTTCGAATAAAGAGATTATCCATCTCCCCGGTGGCCGTCGGTGTGTCTATCTGCCATCCCCAACCGGTAAAACCGGATGCAAAAGTTGGCGATCCGGTATTGCCCCCCACATAGATATCACTCCTCACACGAAGCGAATCCAATATGGCGGCGCCCGTACCCTGGATCTTCCAGCCTTTACCATCCCAGCCATCTATGAAAATGGAAGAGCCGATTTCTCTTTCAAAATGAATACTGCCTTTAGCTGTATCATTAACATCCTTTCTCAGATATTTCTTATTAAGTTCCTCTGGTGAAGCCCCACCGCCAATAATAGATCCTCCTGTAGATGTTGAACCTTCATTCCTTACATTATCAATGGCATCCCAAATCTTATCAATCGTACTTGCTATAGGTTTATCGCTAAGAGAAATATCATATGTTGGAATTGATTCACCCTCTCTTATGGATAAACTCTGAATGATAATGCTATAATCAGTACCAAAATCCACATCGTATAATGGGAGCTTCATTCCTTCACGAATCAAATCGTGTAGATTCCCATTTCTGGCCATGTATATCTCATCCACTCCAATATTATAGGTATAGATAACATGGTCATGTTCCGCCAGATAAGATGTTGCAGCTTTTAATAACCTATCCTCTGCATATTCCACATACTTTTCCGGCATCTTGATATTAAGAATCACAAATCGATCACCAGCGGAAAGATTCTGCCCAGCATTGGGAACTTGAAAATCATCCCTTGTTGATTTATTAAGAGTTATATCATAATTGCCACTCTCTAACTGAACAACATCTACAATCTCAAACTCATAGCCAATAAGACTACCGCTTTTCATTGATATTGTAGCTGTTTCTGTTGTCAGGTAGTCTTTGATATTGAAACCTATATTCTTGATTGTAATCTTAAAAGTGCCCTTTGTCTCTGTTTCTTTTGTTATCTGCTCGGCAGCAACCAGTTCATCTATCCTTCCTATATCCGGCAACTCTACCCCCGCTATAGAAGGATAGATATCTTCAAATACCATAGTGTACTCCCTAATCCCATAAGCCGGAAGATTCCTTGATTCAATATAGCTTTTACCCGTTTCAAGATACCCCGGCAACATTAAATTCTTTTTACCGGAAAAATCAGAATCGCGTTTATTGTAATCATCCGGTATATTACGTTCTCCTCCATAAGCGTACAACCGGGTTACTACTACCTCATCAGCATTAACATCCCTTTCTATTTGGTACAACCCGTTATTCTTGCCGTAATAAAAGGTGTGGTCCAAAGATTCTTCTGGATAGCCGATTTTTACATTTCTTTTGGATATAAAGAAATTTAGGCCAAACTCCTTGTTTATCATTACAAGAGCATTCCAGCAAGACACATTATCTATTTCTATCTCTGCGTCCTCCGTTTCAACACCTTCATAAACTTCTATTTCCCATCCTGGATAATCTCGATCCATATTTGCTTGTATTCTTTCAGCAAACGTTTTTGCGGTTCCGACAAAAGAAAAAGAAGGACTTGGCTGATAATGATAATCATTGCCGTACGGCACATAGTCCAACAACTGGCAATTCTGCAATTCGATATCTATAGTCCTAAATATCAAATCATATTTGAAAGCATTTAAGGCGCTACCAAAAGATGCGCTTTTTGTCTGAGACGGCTCATAATCCAAATAGAACTCTTCTCCCCTATAAGTAATATGATCACCAATGGCAAAGTTTATAACAGAAGGAGATTCGAAGGAACAGGTTACAGTCCTTTCCCCCATAAAGGAACCATTGTACTCTAATTCTTTGATTGTACAACGCTCTATTTCGCCCGTTTTGTCATAAATAATCCACCCCATATCACCTTATGATAAATTGTTCTCTCGGTTTGGTTACTCTAAATTTCATTTTAAATACAGCAACATCTCCCAAACTACTATCGCTTGTGAAATCAAAATCGCTAAAGCCCTTGAAATAAGCCCCTTTACATCCGGTATTTGAATATGGAGAAAAAATATTAAGCTCTAACCCTTCTGTTGTCATATATCTAAATACGGCAGCCTGTTTAGTCGGAAATGTCCCTTGAGCTCCTTTATACACCATAGATATCTCTGTGTCGTAGGCTTGTAATCTTACAACATCAGGGAAATAAACATCCTCGCCATCTTCATCTATCCAATCGCGAGATGGCAACTCTTTTGTTTCAAGAGGTAAGAATAATGGCACACTGGTTGTTTTAATACCAAAGTCTGCATACAGATCTTTTGTTTCGGATCCATTTGCTTTCTGGAATATTAGCGTATCTCTGTCTGTTGCCATAATATTAAAAAAGAGAGCCTACGATGCAATGGCGTCAACCATTATACCATAGGCTCTCTTTGAAGCTCTTGTTTATTACAAAAGCAAATATAGATACAATCTATTAAATACACAAATATTATAGATTCAATTTATAATACATAATAACAACCCAGATAGCGGTATTGCTATCTGGGACATCCAAACGTGATACGCTGGGTACGAAGCCCCAACATGCGGGTCTATGTTATTTATGTAGCAATATTATCTTCTTCCGTCAATTTGTTGCCGGCAATGAACAGCATCACAAGTCCGATTATGTTACCTAAGAAATATTCGCTTTCCGATCCTACCAGAAGAACCCCGGCCACTAACAGGAATATCAAGGATAATGCTTTCATGATGCTATTATTTTAGTCTCGTTATCTAATCCGACATATTGGTTGTCATTTCTAATGCCTGTAAGTCCGAACGGGGTTTTATGTTCAAGCCAACACTGCTCATTTAATTCATTGGCTAATTCCACAATATGTAAAAGTGAATCTATTGTAAGTCTGTTTCTCTCAAAATCGAACTCTTCTGTTTTGAGTATATCCCGAATTAAACCCAGCAAGCAGTAAGGCGAACAAAATATGCCGGCATCATCTAAAATATTTTTGCCGAACTCTGCTAATACACTTACTTGGTCTGCTGTAAGACCTTCGAACTTTGTTGCTAAATCTTTAAATTCCATGATTTTGTAATTATTTTTTTGGTTTATTAATTGGTATAATATTGGCTGTACGTCCTTACGCCGTACCTCTAAATAATTTATATATGTTCAGCTATAATTTTGAGCAGCTAACAAATAAAGCTATAATAGAAACTATAAAAGCAAGCAAAGCTATAATTACGCTTATCGCTTTCCAAGGAATCGGATTACGCAAATTAGGATTTTCTGCTAAATACAGTCTACCGTAAACAGATACTTTGGCTGTCCAAACCGTATTGCCCCCTCTTACAAAAGAGGCATCTACAAGCCCCTTTCTCTTTAGAGAGTGAACACAAGTGTTGAACACATGCAACGGGTACATGGATGGGCAATTAGCTCCACATGATTTCACAATCCTTAGCACCTCTTTCTCTTGCTTTGACAACTTGATCCGTTCCATAGACTTTTCGTTTCCTGCAAATTTACGAATATATTTCCTTTGATTTCTATAACTTTATATACGAAAAGGAATGTGTCGCAAATTTCTACACAATCCTTTTGTCATGCCTAACAGGAACCCCAGAAATTTTTGAAGCAGAAAAGAAAACAATGAAAAAATTATGTTATTCACTCTTTTTATGGCAATAAACATCGTTTGTTATTTTTTTTGCCTTACATTTGCAAACGAGACTATCTTAACATAGTTAAACTTCTATTGAAGAGAAATATTATGAACCAAGCTGTACAAACAAATTCAAGTACAAAATTAACTAAAAGGAAAAGCGAACGTTTAGGCTGGAAAAGCCTTGCGGAGCGTGATAGGAGACCTTTGTCTGAAAGAATAGGAGAAGGGCGTAGGGTTTATGCAAATACCAAGAAAAGTACTTTTGTATTAGTTCCTTAGTTATGTTTGATAATATACGTCCTTACGAATTAAAAAGGATACAAATAGACCACTCTCCGAAAATAAATGAACTTTTCGAAGAGTGTTTTATTTATAAGTTCTTCACTGATGAACAAACTAAAGGTGGAAAGACGAGATATATTGCAAGGGCAGAAGTGTATGGTGAAAGTATTGCTGTAAAATTTTATCCTCAAAGTGCAGATGAAGAACATAGATATAGTGCAAGCACAAACCGCTTTACTTTTAAAGGGGTAATTAAAGTAATACTAACATGCGCAAAACTAATACCCGAAATGATGGAAATTTTCCCAAATGCATCTTTTGTTATAAAAGCATCGGAAGGTATAGATTTGCAAACCAACACAGAAGAACAAGAATCCAATAATCAACGATTCAGAATATACAAGTATGCACTGAACCAAGTGATTGGTAATGAAAATTTCCAACATTATGAATATCCGGATATTAGTGTCTATTTTCTTATAAATAAAAGGGATTGTGATGATTTAGAAGATAAGCACGAACGCATAAAGAAAGAGTTGATAGGGAAATTTAACTTGGTGGATTTGTAATAACCAACCAATCCTATGGTCAGAGGCTTTTTGTGCCATTCATTATTGAATCCTTATCGCTTTCCCGCTCTTTCCTTGTGTAATGACGCTCAACAAAGAAGTCTGTATGGCTATTGCGCTCTTTTGAATTTCAAGTGCTGCATCAGCATTGATCTTTGTATTATCGGCAATGGCATTTAGTTGTTGTAGTTGAGCTTGTGCCGTAATGCTCATCGTAGGTAACAGATTACCCGCTATATTCTCCAACAAACTACGCTTTACACTCACATCGTGTCGGATAGCGTTCAAATAACTGCCTAACAAGTTTGCTGTATCCTCTGTTACCCCTTGAATGATTGACGATAACCCGTTTTGCTTTTCATTGTCAGGAGTGTAAATATCCCAGCCTTTTTCTTTGGCCATTTTTTTGTACTCTTCCATCAATTTCATAGCCATCTCTTGCTGAGCCAAAGCATCGTTCGTCATGCCTTCCATTACTGAGGTATATCCTTTGAATTTTTCTTCATCGCTCAATTCCTCATTTTTAGTAATTTCAAGCATTCTTTCTTGAGCATTTTCCATTATGGGACCCAATGTGGCAGAGTATATCATATTAGTGGCCAACTTCTCCAGCATATCCGATACAGAATCAGTAAATTTCTTTGCCGCATCTGTCCCGTTTTCAAAAGCGTCAACCAGAGCATCCATCATTGTGTTACCCAAATCTCCAAAAATACCCGTCAGATAGTTTTTTACACTATCCAGAGCTTCTTCGTAAGTACTCCAGTTATCAAGCATCTGCTGTAAATAACGCTGATTTTCTTCGCTTAGCTTTTTAAACATGTCCGAATTGACAAATTCAGCCAATGCGTCCATATTTACAGAGCTGTCCTCGTTAAATAGTTCGGGGGCTGCATCTTTTAAAGAAGCATATTTGGCACTTCTGAACCATGTTGAATGTCTGATTTGAACTTGCATGTTGGCCAAAGATTCCTCTAAAGAATCAAATGTTTTATCTAAATCAATATCAAAGATATCTGCCACCTTGTCTGATACATCCTCATAGACTTTTCTATTTTTAATATCATTCAAAGTGCTTTGATAACGCATTAGAGCATCGCGGGCAGCGTCAATATTATTTCTAGCGTTAGCCCATTCATCTGTTCCAAATATGGTATCATATTCCCCGCTATCTATGCGTGCATTCTCTTTAACTTTCTTTAGCTCGTCATTTAGCTTGGCAACTTCTTTCCGATATTCAGCCATGTAATCCGTTCGATTAAAAAGACCGAATATTCCGGTGACAACTTTTAGCCCGGCTGAAATAGCAGTAAGAATCACAGACGCCTTATTTAAAGATTCCATATTGGTTTCTATAGACTTTACGGCATTAGCCATCTGTAAAAGCGAAGAGGTCATTTGACCCGCCTCTTTGATTATTTTACCGGCAGTACCACCTACTGAATCACCTATTTCAATAAAAGAATCATTAACCTTATCAAGAACTTTGTATAGCTCTTTCCAGTCCTTTATCTTGCCCTTATTATCGTCTTTCCCCTGAGCTTCACGTTCACCTCTCTCTATCTTATCAAGTTCTTCTCTTATCTTAACAAGCATAGCACGATAAGAAGCCAGTTTTTCCCCGTTATCAGGATCAGATATCTCGGCCTTCATCAACTCCGCTTGGGCTTCAATAAGCATCTTTCGTAGCTGCTCCAGTCCTATGCTCGATAATTTATTAACCCAAGATTGAAATGTATTTTCTCTTTGGGCTATTTCCACGTCTAAGCGTTTTAGCGCTTCGTCCTCCTGATAATAGGTTTCTTTTATCGTATCTGCTGATGCACCGGATTTGAACAGCACATTTCGTTTCTTTGCATACTCCTGTTCGATTGATTTTCGTTTTTCCAAATATCCTTGAAACTCTTTGGCCACACTGTTAAAATAATCTGTCACACTCTTTGTGTACAGTTTATTCTCCGTCTCAATAAGTTGCTGGATTATGTCTTGAAATTCAGAAGGAAGGTCATTTATTCCTGTTATAGACGATTTAAATTCGCTTTCCTTTTTACCTGGATTCTCCTTCATCCATCTTGCTTTTTCAGCCTCCTTATATTTTTTTACAATTTCATTTGTCTGCTTGTCAATTTCAGACAAACGCTTTTTATGATTCAAGTTTAATTGAGCCAGTTCCTTTTCTCCCCCTTCAGCCATAGAGTTGACTACAGCTTGCTCTATCTCTAATTCGGCTTTAACTCTGAAATCTTTCAATGATTGAAGCTGATTTTGCAATATATCTGACCAATTCTTAGTAGATTTAGTTTCTTTATTATCAATTGATATATTGAACTTGTCAACGACCGATTGAAGCTCTTGAACTCGCTTTCGAGCCGCATTTATATCATCCTCCGAGAATAGACCTGTTGTTTTCTCTTTTCTGGCTAATTCGTCTTTAGCTTCGCTCAACTCATCTTTGAATCGCTTGAGCCAATCAGCGTATTCTTCAGCATCTTTAGGCATGAGATTTTTTAAGCGATCATTTCCCGATATAAAATCACCAATTGCTTTACGCCATCCAGAAAGCGTGTTTCCTAGATCAGCATCTTTAGCCGTATTTCCTAAATTTTCAAATTCTTCTCTTGCCTTTTTAGTCGCTTTTTGAGCAGCTATTAATTGATTTTCAATATCAGTATATTCTTCTGCATATTTTTCAAGATCTTCCTCTGTTCTTGAAAAAACAAGTGGGGCAGTAGCTCCAGCAATATAAGTTCCAGTTCCTGCTTTGTATTTATTTTTAATAGCTTCCAGTTTCTTCTCTAACTCTGCTTCTCTTTTTTCAGCGTCCCTTAAATTACCTTTAGCTGCTTTTTTTGCCATTTCAAGGCTTTCCTCATTGGCTTCTCTCATCTTTTTTACTGACATTTCCAACTCTCCTGTATAAGCTTTTACGTCCATTGCCGCACCTTTGAAATGATCTCTAAGTGAAGATGTTACAGATTCTAACCTTTTGGATTCTTCAGCAGTTTTATTTTGTTTATTAGATAATTGCTCGTACTCATCTATAAGTTTCTCCATGCCTTTGGATTCTTCAAACTTCGTCTGCATTTCCCCAATAGACTCATTTAAATCAGTGATTATCTCTTGGGTACTTTTTGCTTTGTCAGAAAACAAAGAGAATGCGCCAGCCGCCGTTGCTAAAATGGTAGCAATAGCCACATAAGGGTTCGCCTTGGCAGTCAAATTAAAAGCTCTCTGTGCTGCAGTCAATAGTCCCAACTCCTTTCTAAACATCATAGTCAAGCGTATACCGTCTACTAAGTTACGCGATTTTTCTATAGCAGACACGGCTATCAATGCGGCTTTATAACTACCATAGGCCATTACAGCAGAGAGGATATATTTAGATAACTCCTCCCAATTGCTCATCGTATCAGTTATCAGGTCAAGTCCCTTACTCAACGTGCTGTTATTGCTTTCGGCTATATCAGCGAGCATCACATCGTAGGCATCACGAAGGTTTGACAACTTGCCGGCAAGCGTATCAGCAAGAGCACCTTGCATATTATAGAACTGACCTCCTTCATTCGTCAAGTCCCAGAGCACATCTTTAACCATCTGAAAAGACACCTCCCGTTTGGATATCTTATCAAATACATCTCCTACCGTTATTCCGGTTTCTCCAAGTTCCTCAAACTTTTTTCTTAGTTGCTCCAACAACGGAATACCGGCCTCCGTGAACTGACGAAGCTCTGTCCCTTTCAAGAACTCAGCGGATCGCACCTGTCCATAAGCAAGGATGATACGTCCCATATCCACACCTACGCCGGCAGAAATATCTGCCAGTCGTTTGGTGGTGTCATACATTTCCTCATAGGGGATATTGAAGGCGGCAAGCTGTTTGGTATATCCAGCAAGTTCTTTAAATTCAAAAGGAGAAACGACTGCAAGTTCTTTGATCTGACCGAATAGCACATCTGCTTTGGTGGCATCCTTAAACATCGTCTGTAACGCGACACGCTGCTTCTGAAATTCTCCACCAATTTCGATTATTTGAGTCAAGAATCTTTCTGCCGCATATACGGAATATATATTCGCCAACTGATTGCGGAGTTGAACCGCAAGGTTGAATTGCGTACGCATATTCTTAGTTATCCCTCCAAGTGATCCTGCGTACTTATTAGCAGAAGAGGATGTATTGCTATACTCACCCCGCAGCTTCCTGACTTGCTCTTGTAGCTTTTTTATCTTCTCCCGGCTTTCATCATATGAGTTCTGAATACGCTTGTTTATCTCTTCTATTCTTTTAGCGCGTACATCACTAGCGGATACATTTGTATTTATTCCAGCTTTGGCAATAGCGTCTTGGATCAGTTTAGTAGTATTAGCCTTATCCACGACGACATCAATCTTAAACTGTTGCCCTCTCAATGCATTCTCTATAGAAGATTTCAAAGATTGACTATTTAAACCAACTTGAACATTCAAGTCTTTCAAACGTTCCTCTACAGCTTTTATATCTTTGTCTGTTAGGTCTTTTAATCCTAATTCGAACCACATTTTACCCAGACTTCCCATAACGCCTTTACTTTTTAATAATAAACTGGGAAAGATCAATTACCGGCTTTGCTCCGTCCTTATATTTATCTTCCCACTCTTTTGTTTTTTTGATTACTTGTTGCTTACTTGGTCGTTTAGAGTCACGGCCTTTTTTATCTCTTTTACCACCTTTGTCCGTCCCATAATTTATGACAGGTTTGTCTATAGTAAGAAGTTCGATCTGAGCGCAAGAGAGGACGCATCTATACTCATACATGGGAATAGTTAAAAGCCCTAAAAAGAAAGACCTTGAAGCCATTAAATTAGGGTGTTTTTCCCCTATTGTCCAGGCTTCTCCGTACGCTGTTCGAGAAGGATACGATCGGCTTCCTCCTTCTTCATATTCATTTTCGAGTCTCTCATCGCGGTCGCTAATATGATACACATCCAATAATCCTGTATGAGCGATGCTTCTTTTTTTTTACCTTCTGTTACAATGGAAACAATTACTTCCGAAGGAACATGATGATACAGCCATCTCCACAGTAAGGAATACAGGAATGTGATCGAAAATAAGCCATTCAAAAGGATTAAAGCAGCCGTTCGTGCTGGTACTTCATTGTCATTTTTACAGTTCAATGAAACATCAGTTATCCTTTCCAACGTATAGGGACGCATCCATCCTATATTGAAATTCATTCTACCCCAACGAATAGTACTCTTGGAGGCAGTCCGTACCTCTTGAAATATCTTTTCATCCTTCCTGGAAGGCTCTTTGATTCTATCAGCCATACTTATTGTCATCAATAGAATAATGGCGGAACTTGAATTATGCAACATAAGCTCCGCCGTCAGTGAATATATTAAGCAGCCTGTTTCTCCAAAATAAAGATGTCTGATCCATCCTCATTCTCCAACGGAGTTACGGTCACATTGAAATATGCCGGATTATCACCATCCGCAACGACGAGACTTCCGTACATTTCAATGCTAGGTAAGATTACGATAACATCCTTGTTATCACTCATCATGATAAGAGCGCCGGAGATTTTCTTAGGAGCCATACTATATGCAGCACCGGAATAACTTTCATCTTCGGCTAAATTGGAGGTCGAAACAATTTCCTCTTTCTTATCCATGAACAAGTCATTAATAATTCCTTTCAAACTGGCTACTTGAAGAGAAATATCCGAATCTCCTTTTTCTGTTCTGGTCACCCAGTTTGCACCTGTGGTCAACTTTATTTCTGTTGTTTCCGGTTCTCCTGTATTAAACGTTACTCCATCTGATAATACAGGTAGTTCCATGTCTACAGTAATAGCAGAAGCCAATTTTGAGACAGTCAAAGGAGTCTTGCTATAATACACTTCGTCCATTTTATTAAAAACGGCTCTAAGTGCACTCAATTGATTGGTAACAGTTATTTTTGCCATGTCTTTTTATCTTTTATTGTTAATACTTATATGAATCTGTTTGATTTATTTTTAAATCCGCATTGATCAACCAGTGAGAAAAGCCCAATCCATCATCTCCTTTAAGAACCAACACCGGGTTCGTCACACAAAAACGACCATCGTTTGTTTTTATAGGGAAAAGAGAAATTACCGAATCGAGCATTGTTTGTAATCGGGGAATGTTTTCCAACCCATTCTGTTTATTCCTTGCAGCAAGGTCTATGCGAAGGGTCGTACTTTGTAAAACATTACTGTCCGGGACATTAACAGGCATAGAAACGACTATGAAATCAGCCATTTGTTTCTGGCTTGCGGCTTTACGATTACCTGCTGATACATCCTTGCTGATACCGGCAAACAATGTACAGACCTCCTCCAATATTCGGGATATGTAAAAACGACTCACTCTCATTACTGATAATGTTAAAAAGGAACAACCTCAAATTCATTTGGCAATTCAAAAGGGATCTCTACCGCATTGTCAAAATCCAACTTAGCAGTAAATAATTTCTCTCCAGAAACACGTACAAATTGAAAGGTATCTGTCAGAACGTTTGCTCCTTCTTCTTTTTCGCGGTATTCCGCATATTCCACGCCTACAACTAAAACGATAGCAATACCTTTGATCGAGGGTCTATATCGGCTCAAGAAATTCAACGATTCTTCATATCCATAATACTTTCTGTTTCCTGTCGGAGCAGTATAATATTTAGGACTGCCTTCTTCGTCCCATCCTATCTGAGCCTTTTCCCCTTTTTTCAAAGTCTTATCATCAACCAGATGAGCATACGGCGTAACGGATTTTACAAGTTTCCTATTCATGTATATTCCATAAGCGATAGACCCCAATAGGTTTCCTGTAACACCCAACGTCTGCACATTCTCGAATATATGTTCAGACAGTTTGTTGCAAGCCTTTACACACAATCGCATCAGGAACCTATTTTTTAGTTTTTGGAATCTTTTCATTCCCTCATTAAACACCTTTCTGTTATCTTTCATTTCTTTAGTTTTTAGAGATATTGAAAAATACTTCCGTCCCAAAGTTGGAAATGTTCACATCTGTTATAAGAATGTCTATCCACAAGTTTACTCGATCCTTTACATCAATCATATCGCCAGGCAATATCCCTTCTACGAATCCGGGTATTGAAACTCGGTAATCTGTCTTAGGAACATTATCGGAATAAAAATTACGGATTGATGTATTACTTTCTTTCCGGCATTCACCTTCGTAAAGTATAACCTTCTCGCCTTCCGAAAACTGGGTTGCCCCGGTTATCCGATAGATTGTGCAAGTATGCGGGTATCTTGGATTACTAACAGCCATATCCCTTCCTCCAAATCTTCATTCCCCTGGCATGAACACGCGGCCCTAATTGGGTATAGCGAATCTCTCCATACTGAGCATAAATACTATTGGCTATCGCGGTCCACCTTCTTTTGTCCGTTTCAGATATCTGTCCTCCTCCTTCCTTATGTTTCCAATTCCCATCCGCATCTTCAACGCTGACTTTCACACTTGGCATATTGGAGCAGGCCATATACACATCCGCTTTCAACAACATCTTTGTTTTCAAGTCCAAGTTTGAAACCAAAGAATCAGGCTGAATTTGACGATCAGAAAGGATATTAGCAATCACTTCATCACTCAAATCCATATTCACGATACCACGAACATATTGTTCAACTGTACGCTCAGTATTTTGAGAGTCACGAATCATACCATTAAGCAGTTACCGTATAAACACACATATACTGAGGCATACTTGGAACACACAATATCGCCATCTCGCTCTCTACATACATGCTTTTTGTTTCAGCATTGAACATCTGACGCAGCAGAGTACGACCATCATCAAACCATGCAATGCGCTGCGTAGGATCGTCCGAGAATACCATAGGTTGAACGCTCTTTATTGTCCCAATCTGACCGTCTGGTACAAAAGCGACATTGAGAGGATTAAAGTTCTCTATAGTTTCCACTTTTAAAGACTTCGACTCTTCATCGAATTTATCCACAGCAGCAATGCTATCTCTTGGGATGATTGACGCACCGATAATACGACGAATAGCATCTAGCTTGCCTTCATCGGTCATATTTTGAGCATACTGAGAAGCCACCAAATCGGGATTAGTAGCACCTGCCGCACTCGGATAAAGAGCAAGTCCAATGCGTTTCAGTACCTTTGTATGAGTCAAAAGATCATCCAACAAGTCAGAAGCAATTTCAAAATGTCCGGCGGGGAATCCCTTCTTGCGCATAGCCTTTACCTTGTTCTTAAGATACAGTAGCGGATCAGAAGTTGTTCCTTCATTTGCTGTTGTATGTTCATTTGTTTTCCACCATCTGCTTTCTCCGGAAAGCGATTCTTTGTTTGCGGCAGGAATACCAAAATCAAATGTCAGCCCGCTGATACCTCTCGGATTATTATCTAATCCAATCGTGAATTGGCCAGTAGATGCAACACGCATACGCTGATGAGTTATAGCATTTCTATTACCTTGTAACAGATTATCCGTGCTGGTAAATAGCATTTCCATAAGTGCAGATTGGGTTGCCGTATTCAATGCGGCATCTCCAAAACGCTGTACCATAATCATACGTTCACGAAGCATCTTTGCACTGATAGGATAGCGATGCTTCTGAGTCGGAATCTTATTTGACCCGATCTTAAACTCACCAAATCCTTTGTCAAGACCTTGCGAAGCCTCGTCCATATAAACAGGAAGAGTTGCGATATTAAGAGATGCAATCAACTGCTCATATGTGTAATCAAGTTGAATCTCCGGGTCCCATGCAAACCCGTCGGCTTGGAGTACATTGTACTTTTCTTGAAAACGATCGACAAACTGCTGGAAAGAAGCTCCCCCCAATCCGAATGTCATTAAGTCATAGTAATTTGATACCATTGTTCTCATTATTCACCTCCTTTTTTAAGCTTCCCGAATAGGGGTAATTTGAGGCAGTACTGCCCATACTTCATCCGGTACAGTCTCTGCCAGCCTATCTGCATAGATCATCCCCTCGAATACAACTGCACCAGTCGCATAATTAGTATCCGTATCCACATAGACATCATGATACAAAAGCCCTTTGATCGTTGCCGGTTCTACCGAAGCGCCGGATTGAGATGCCGTCTTTATTTCGGAAGCTTTGATTATCTTTATTGTGTGTGCTGACTGATCAAGTTGACACATACTTCCGGCTGGAATAACTTTACCTTTATAGCTGGAAATATTACTAATATTACCTCCTACAGGGTATTGATTCACCACCTTGTGCCAGATATTTTTTCCTGAATTAAATTCTTTCTGGCCTCTACCAAATGTATTACCTAATGTTCCCATAGTTTTGTTATTTTATTGTTTTGCAGGGAATTTACCTTCTTGAGCTTTTTTGGCAAAGAACTCATCTAATGCCTTTGATGAATTATGTCCACTACCCGATGCGCGCCCACCATATGGGGTAGCACCTTCTCCATTGTAAGCCTTTAACTTCGATTCATACAAACGCTTAGTTTCTTCTTCCAACTTCGCAATGTCCATCCCTTCAGAAATTGGCACAAGATTAACCACATCTTCCCAAAGAGCTTTATTATAAACATTTAACTCCCCTGATTTTTGAATAACTTTTTCACGCAAAGATTTTTCAAATGTTTTTTTTCTTTCCTCTTCACGTTCCTTCTCAATAGTTTCAAGCCGTTTCAACAAATCACCGTTACCGTTATCTCCAGCCTGTGGACTTACTGGCGGGGTGGGAAGCTGAGGTTCACCACCTTTAGGCTTGTAGTTCCTCGCAAACTCGGCCTGTTCAAAACGCATCTGACCTCCCATAGCCTTAATTACATTAGCTTGAGATTGGTAAAAAGAATCGTCTACCATTTCATCCGATGTGATTGTAGGTAAAAGGGCATCAAGATAAGCGTCAAGTGTCCGAGTGGTAACTCCGGTGTCTCCGAAGTATCCATTTGTGCCGGGTTCTCCGAGCACATTTTTTAATCCTGTCAAAAGGGTCTCTTTTTCCATTTCTTTTAAATTGTTTATAAACAAAAAAGAGAGCCGACTATAACGAATTTAATCGTTACAATCGGCTCTCTATGAAGCTCTTTTAAGCGGAAGCGATAGGAATTGGAATCTTTAATACCTCTTGGTTTGTTACATTAACAATGTAAAGCTTTCAACCTTCTATCGACGCTTCCTATTCTGTTATGGTTACATTTACATAATGCTTACACCTAGTACATTTTATCCTAAGCATGGCCATGCCTGATACATATTGGATATCAGCCATCATTTTTCCACAATACGGACATTTCGCCGCTTGAGTTCGGACATCTAAGCCATCTTTGTCTAATCTTGCTACTACTTTAAGCATATATTTTATATGTTACACCGCAAATATATAGATAAAATCTATAAATACAAAACAAACAATAGATTTTATTTATATATTTGCAATACATAAAACAACAGAGTTCCTAGAGAGCCGACAGGACATTATTTCAATGTCTTATCGGCTTTTTTTATTATGGAAGTATTAGAGAAAGACATAAAAACAGATTTTGGTGATCCTGTATACTCTTATGAGTATATAGAAGCGCTTCGTGTGTCTGATAGAAAGAAAGCGAATCCTCTAAAAATAATCGCTCAAAGAGGTTGCCAAGAAAAGTTTCTAGCTTCCTCTTCCGATATTACCATCTTCGGGGGATCGAGAGGAGGATCAAAAAGTTTCTCTTTGCTAATGGAATCATTAAAAGATATCTACAACCCATATTACAATTCCATTTTGCTGCGAAACGAGAAGGATGACCTACTTGACTTGATCAATACATCATATATACTATATGGGCAGATGGGGCAATATAATAAGTCCATCAGCGACATGACGTGGTATTTCAAGAATGGCGGCAAATTGAAATTCTCATATCTAGCAGACTCATATGACGACTTCAAGAAGAGATTTCAGGGAAAACAATATTCATTTATAGGTATTGATGAGATAACGCACTGCTCATATGAGAAATTCAAATACCTGATAACATGCAATCGTAACGCGTACGGGATAAGAAACAGGTTTTACGGGACATGCAACCCTGATCCAGATAGCTGGGTAAGAAAGTTCATAGACTGGTGGATCGGGGAAGACGGGCTGCCTATCGATGAACGTGACGGTATCATTAGGTATTGCTTCATGGAAGGAGATTCCCCTGATTCCATATATTGGGGTAACACTCCGGAAGAGGTCTATAACCAATGTAAGCACATTATTGATCCCTTATGGAAAGACGCTTACGAGGAATTGGGTTTCAATAAAGTGACAATGTACGTCAAATCCGTGACATTCATACAGGGAAGGCTTGAGGAGAATATAAAACTAATAGCCTCTGACCCTAATTACGCAGCCAACCTGTCACAGCAAAACGAGGAACAAAGAGCGAGGGACCTAGAAGGTAACTGGAACTTCAAGGCCACAGGGGACGATCTTATCAAGATGTCGGACATGGATCGATTTTATAGCGCTTCGGCCCAAATAGAGAAAGGTATCCGTTACGTATCAGCGGATATCGCTTTTGAAGGTGGGGATTTCTGCGTTATGTGGTTGTGGATAGACCTGCACATTAAGGACGTATTTGTCATGCGCGAGAACTCAGCAAATACAGAAACGATGTTCATGGCAAAACTCAACGAATGGGGGGTACGCGAAGAAAATGTTATCTATGACTACTGGGGAGTAGGACAAGCCATATCCGGCCATGTCAAACGCGCCGTCAAGTTCACCGGAACCCAAAAGCCAGAAAAACAATTTGAGAATTCTTATAAGAATATCAAATCGCAGTGCGCTGAAATGTTAGCCCATTACATTCAAGACGGTAAGATTTCTATCGAACCGAGGTTACTGGATTTGAAATTCTCCGGCAAGAAAGGGAAATACCAAAAAGTCGCCCTAAAAGACATCCTGATGAAAGAGCGCAAGTGTATTAGACATAAAGACAATTCCAATATAGGTGGATTTGAACTTATAAACAAAGAAGGGATGATCAAAGCCGTAGGATATTCCCCCGACTTTTTCGAATCTCTTATCTACCGTATGTATTTCGAGATAAACAAGAAAAAAATTTTTAAACCAAAAGGGATGCTAAGGTACGTATCCTATAAACCATTTTGATCATGGATAAAAGAGATATCAAAACAAAAAGACCGTGGAGAAGAGTCAGACCGGAAGGCTATATGCGACATGGTACATATATGGCAGAGAAAGAACCTTTGCTGACAAATGATCCTTGTCTTTATACATTTATGACGCAATCGGATTTTATTAGAGAATACTATCCTTCTGGACATATCATAAATGACCCTAATATTTATCCTGACATCTACAGAATGGAAGAGGAACCCGTATATGATGAAAACGGAGAGCCGACCGGCAAAATCCAAAAACGCCTGTACAAAGAGCTTGTTCCCCGTTACTCTTTTGCCTTCCAACAAATCATCACAGTAAAACAGATAGTACATTTATGTGGCAATGATATCCAATTTGAATTCGTAAAAGAAAAAACATCAGAAGAAGAAGAAAAGAATTTTTACCTTTTCCGGGAAGGATGGCTAAAAAAAGATATGGAAATAGCATTCTTCGATGCTGTCAAATCAACAAAAATAACAGGAGACACAGCCATTGTCGTATATCTCCGAGAAGGAGTGTTTGGTTACAAAACGCTATCTTTCCAAAATGGAGATACGCTTTATCCCCATTATGATCCAATAACAAATGATCTCCTCGTTTTTGCCCGTTCTTATTTCGATTACGATGAAAACGGGAGCCGGATTACTGAATGGCTTGAAGTATGGGATAAGACATATCTTTACCGTTATAAACGATCAGAACAAGGAGCCAAAGGGATTCTTAACAACATATTAAGCCTATTCGGAGTAGACGGATATGAGTTGAAAGAACAATCACCTCATGGATTTCCATTTATACCCGTTGCATACCATAGAGATGAAAATGGTCCATGCTGGTCGCCATCTCAAGATGCTTGCGATGGTTATGAAATGTCATTTTCGCAAATGGCACAAAACAATCAAGCATTCGGATTTCCTATCATGTATCTACAAGGAGAAGGTGCAGATTCTATGGCAATGCAGCATGATTTAAACGGTACAATTAAAGTTATTACTGGGGGACCGGAAGACAAAGCTTCTTTTCTGTCTCAGCCGAACGCTTCAGAATCATTTAGCAAACAGCTTGATACATTATACAAAATGATCTATGAGCAATCGTTTGCCGTTATTCCACCGGAATTAAAATCAGGAGATTTACCTGCTGCGGCATTAAAAATTCTATATTCTCCTGCCTATGAAAAGGCAATGATAGATTCAGCCGAATACCAACCGTTCTTAAACGATCTGGTAAAGATTTTCATGTTCGGATTCGGAGTTGAAATGAAAAAGACGATAGATTTCATGAACCTGCCTATTAAATGGTGGATCAAACCATACATTCATATCAATGAATCGGCTATGGTTGCAGACCTCGCTTCGGCTGTTCAAAACGGTTTCATATCGAAGCAAACTGCATCCGAACGTATTCCGATGTATTCTACAGCAGGAGAATGGGAAAGAATTATCAGAGAAGCAAAGGAAGAGCAACAAAATGATTTACTAAGTCAAATAAAATTAGCAAATGCCAACCGAGAAGCAAATACAGGAAGCTAAACTGTTTCTTCAAATGAGAATTGAAGCAGAGATTAGTGCGAAGAATAATATTGAGGAATATATGATGGAAGCCGCGCGTGAAATCATAGCAATTTCTCAAAAATACAATATTCCTCCGCGCTTATTCCGTTTCGGTTTTAATGAGTCGCTTCGAAAAGAGGTAGACAATGTCATCAAAACACTAAAAGAGAACATCATTTATGCGACAGAAACTTTATCGGTCTATGACAGGGAAGATGATAAAGACTCCATTCTAATCTATCTCAACAGTGATAAATACGGGAAAACGTTTAAAGAGAGAGTTAATGAATATGCCAACCGATATAAATTCGAATTAGAAGCCGCGATAGCAGCAGGAATATTCTTTGGCAAAACCGACAAAGAGATATTATCCACCATTAAAAGAAGCTTGTCCATGCCCTACAATAATCAGTATATCAAGGGTTCATTCGACAAAGGACTATCGGCAACGCGCATAGAGACAAAAGGCATAAGCTATGGAGTTGGGAAAAGTAGCTCGGCGTACAATCTCTTAACCTCTTTGTCAAGAAACGAAATTGCTTTGACTTGGATGTGGTGGTATGGTAAACAGGCATTGAAAAAAAATGCTACAGGTTTTTATTCGTTTCGGGGTAGCTCATACCCTTGTGCATTATGCGATGATATGGTGGGGTTCCACCCCATGCAAGACTATAGGTATCAATGGCACTTGAATTGTCGATGTTATTTTGTATTCGTGTAACACATAAATTATGAAATACTTATGGATTATTCAAAGAGTATAAAAACAGAAATAAAGAAAGCGAAAATATCAATTGAAGAAAAAATTTTCGCCGACCTCATGTTGGCAGGTTGGAAAGACAATGATGCTTATATAGCAGCTTTCGGCTACAATATTAATTTGTCGGATAGCTATATCAAGTCACAGATGCGTACTACAATAAACAATCCAGATTTCGCCAAATACATGGAAGCGACAAGCAAAAAGAAGGAGAAAAAGGAGATAAATTTAGAAAATAGCGATGACATCACTTTGGAAGAAGCCTTATCCTTAGCGACCAAAGAGGAAACCTTAAAAGGCCTCATTATCGCCAAGTCAAAAATGAAAGCGGGTTCCAAGGAATGGCTTGATGCGACAAAACTCATTGCCGACTTACAGCAGATGAAAAAAGATATAGTAGAAGAGGAAGATACTACTGTACATTACTACCTACCACTTACATGCAACAGATGCTCTTTGTATCTGACAAACAAAAAGAAAAACAACAATCATTAAATATTAAAATTATGGCAACAACGACAGTAAATTTTCAACAAGATGGCAGCGATTATATTTCTGATATCATCATAGCCCAATCCAACACATTAGCGTTTAGGATCAAAGTTGATAAACCAGGAAGTATTATTCTTGAAAGATCAATCACAGGTGATAATTTTATATCAGAAATAGGATTGCCACCTTCTCTTGTTCCAGGAGATACTCTCTCCATAGAAAAGAACATAACAGGAATTGTAGCTCAACAACAACTCCGTTTCCGTTTTCAGAATTGCAAACCTGTTTCAATATCCGTACTGCAATGATAACTCTCAACAACATCAATTTATCCAGCATTGATCTTTTGGGCATAGACTTGAAAGGGATAAAGCTGGGACTTGGAGGACGTGGTGGCGGTTCCGGCGACGGTTTCCCGCAACTTCCGGGTGATGTTACGCGCTGGCATTTTGGCGGCCTGACGAACGAGATGATGGCGGCTATGGACGATCCGAGGATTGAGGATGCGGATGGCAAAGGTAGGTTCCTATCCTTCAAGAATTTCGCTTGGAAGGGGATGTCAGGGGTTGGGGGATATGAAATGAATTTCAATTTATGGAGAAACAATGCTTCAAGCATTCCAGATATTTCTATGTCTACGACGACTACCTCAGTTAGTGTAAGTGTTGGAAATTCTACTTATAATAACAATCTTATTTATATTCATATAAGTAATTGGGATATAAATAAGAATCACTGGTTGAAGGTCACATCTACTTATGAAGATGGAGATCTCGCCTTTATATTTTATAATGATAGCAATACTAAAAAGATTGGATTGCCAGCTAACGGCTATGTAAACATACTTGCATACCCTGAATTTAAAGGCAGTTATATGTATATCTCAACTATATCTAATAAGCAAGGTTCATTTACCATCGAACAACTTCCCCTCTACCCCGGTGCACTCGTCTTTGACGGAGTAGACGATTGGGCGGGATGTGACAACTTGCCATTATTGCCTAAAGAAAAAGGATATAGTATTATTGCATTGAGGAATTGGATAACACGATATGATGCAACTCAATATAAAAGACCTTTAATATCAAATCTTGACACAAATGATGAAGGCGCTTTTTTAATTGAATATAGAAAGGATGAAAATGTAAATGACGTTACGGGATCTTATAATAGTTTTACAGATGTATATATTGATGATAATAACCCTATTACATGGCAAACATCAAGTAGTTACAATGGTCAAATAATAAAAAAAGGAACATCTAAATCTACTAATAAGCTGTGTATTTGTAAAACTTATTTTGGCCAATTAAGTAATTATGCCAATGCTGCCATTTGGGAAATAGTCATTCTCGATCATGATGCCACCGAAGAAGAACTGACCAAGATCAAAGACTACTTCGTCAAAACCTATCCCTGGCTCTTCCCCGACCAAGCATGGACAGTCACCGGCAAGACCAACGAGGACGAAGATCGTGCTACTATTGCCAACATTACGGGCAATGGTAATGATCTTGTACTGTCTAATTTTGGGTTTGCAGAAGGGAGCGGGTATGGGTTGTATGCTGAGAATTATGCTGGTGGTAGATGGGTTCAATCTACTGATAGAGCGGATTTAACTTGGACGAGTTATTCTGTAAATATAACTTCAGTTAAAGTTGCGTCTACACAGTTATATTATCAATCCTATCCTGAACAACCTTCTTTTACAGTTCCTTCTTATAAGATAAAAGTTTATGGACTGAAAGATGGTCAAACTCTATCCTATAAACAAGTAACTTCTGAAGGACAACAGATATACAAAATATCAGAAGATGGAACTTATACATTACCGTCTTTTCCATTTAAAGCAAATGGAGATTGGTATGGATTTACCTTAAATAAGGTACAAGAATCCTGTGACATTACTATAGAGCAAATCCCCGAATACGAAGGATATCTGGTTACTGATGGGGTGGATGATATGATAACTTCGTCAGCTTTTCAAATGGGTAAGGATTTTACGATTGTTGGGGATTGGAAGTTTATTGATAATAAAAAGAGTGGTACTGGTTTAGTAAAAGGGTCTAGTTTTTATATCTACAACACAATGATTGGACTTGATCTTTATATTAATTCAGGATCAGTAAAAAATAGTCTTGACGGAATTAAAAGTATTAATGCTGCATGTTCAGATGGTAGGGCCTATGATCGTAATTGGAATGAAATACTGGCAAATACAGGCAATGTAGTTGGTTCTGGTGGTATGTTGGAGGTATCGAGTAGTGGTGGTAGGTTTGACCTAATAGCTTTTAAGAATCTTGCAATTTATCCAAGAATCCTTTCCAAAGACGACTGTATCAAAGCCTACAACTATTTACAAACCCTAAAAGCAAAGTAACATTAAAAATTTAATAATAATCGAATTATGACAGCCGAGAAGTTTAAATCTATTTGTGAAGAGAAAGGAATAATTTGGAATGATCTTGTCCGTATTAGGGTTATCAGACCAAAGAAATTTTTCGGATTCTTTAGGCAATTAACAGGTGTAACAATCGAAGGTGCGTTCAATGGCAGTTCTACTTATGTTGAAATAATGGCTGATGATGATAATGGTGTTCCAATAATGCACTATATTGATTACAAAGATATTATAGGAGTTGAATTAATTAAAAATTAATTGGATATGAAATACGCAATTGTAAACATCGTATGGGCAAAGTCCCACGGAATAGAAGTCCTACCGGAAATGAGGACAAGTGTAGACCAGAGCAAGGTGATCTTGCATGAGGAATACCTTGCACCCTTCGATGATGAAGATTTTCCTCGCTATAGTTTTAGCGATCCGTCTTTTGTCGAACTACTGAACAGTGAAGAATGGACTTATTCAGAAGGAGAACAACCCGTAATCAATAGGCAGTTCAGCAGATTATTGGCTTTGGACGAACTGGACAAGGAGGCTACAGAAGAGATAAATACATATGACCTTTCCCCGTCGGAAGCCTTACAGGTTAAAGATCGATACCCCGAATGGGAAACCGGAATAAACGTCAAAACCGGTGAACGATACCGAGTTGAAGATGTCCTTTGGGAATGTGTTAAAGACCATCTCACACAAGATAACTGGAAGCCTAGCACAGCTACCCTAAGCCTGTGGAAAATAGTAGACGCAGAAGAACATTCCGGCACGATAGAAGATCCTATTCCATATAAGCAAAATATGGCACTTGAATTTAACAAGTACTACACGCAGGACGGAGTATTGTACCTCTGCATACAGGCTATGACACCGGGACCGTACGATTTAAAGGATGTGCCGGCGCATGCGCAGCCGATAAAGCAATAGGGCCGATTATTATACCCCTGCAGATTCTTTTGATCCGGCAGGGGTATATATTTATATTTTATCCTGTTGTTGCTTAATAATGAAATCAGCAATATAATCTACATACTCGTTATCGCTACATATCATAGTTTTCTGATACCCCTTAGCCATTAAAAAAAGATTCTCTATATCTCTTCTCAAAGAGTCTATCATTAATTGCTGTTCCGCAATGAAACGGATAGATTCAATATCCATACTATTCCCCTTTCTCTATTTCTTCCTTAATTATATTCTCCCCATTAACGCTTATGATGTCCCTGCCTATATAATAATAAATTCCATCAAATCCTAGATACCTTACTTCTCCACGCATTTTTAGATGATCGAAATAAGTTTGTTCCATAGCTCCTATTTTTCTGCCATCTCCAAGTTCTATAGTTACCATATTGCAAAATAACTTAATCCTTAAATTCATTCATCATACGACTTTCCTCCAAGATCTTAGAGTCTTCTTCATCTGAAACGGCCAGACGATTACCTTTCAATCTCTCGAAATATCTACTCATGGAATCAAATATCTCTTTAGTAAAATCTGAATTCACAATATTACATGTTCCATAAATGCCCGTAAATATATTATGTAAAGCCTCGTATTCCTCTTCTTTTGCCATGTTGAGAGTTAAATACATAATATTATCTTCACGGTATGACACCGACCAATCACCGGCAACCGAGGCAACTTTGATAAAAGAGGTTTTGTCTACTTTATATTTCAGCATTACAAAGTTGTAAACCTGAACTTTCTTTCCGTATTCCATAATCTATATTTTAATAATATTAATCCTCTTCCCCATACTGAAACCCCTCATTATTGATTCCTACACTCATATCAGACACCAAAGGAACTGACGTTGAAATCAATACCTCAGAAGTCAAACCATAACATTTATAATATACCGTTTTCCCGACCTTTCTCTTTCTCTCCTTATCAAAACCCAATTCCCTGAAATGGGCGGCTAAGGTCTGCCGGCTCACCATTGGGAAGCCATTTTCTTCCGCATAATTTTTTATATCATCATAAATAATAGCAAAATCAATCTCATGAGGCATATCATTGGACACCCCTTTTCTCGGAAGAGCAAAAAAACCTCTCGCTATAGCCCAAGATTTCCCAAGAGCAGATAATCCCATCTCATTAATACGCTTCCTTAAACTGCCTTCACTTTCTGGGAATTTGAAACCATTCTTTTGAAGGAGTAAAGCACCCCTTCTTATCCAATTCAAGATTCCTGGATATTCATCTTTAAGCTCATGAGTCAATTTTAAGTTCATATGTTTCTCATCTATGACTCTATCAAATACGATAAATATAAAACGACGAAAAAAACCAAAACTGCTATCTCCTCCCGCAGGGAAGCGATTAGCATTAAATATAAAATACGGGATATTTGTTATCTTGAACGCATTATTCCCGATCCTTCTCCCTAACTGAGGTTCGCCAGATATCAAGCTTTTTGCAGCATCTTCCCTTCCCGCAAAAGTCTTTGCTTCCATCTCACCAGACCAATTGAATATTTTACCATCGATTTGCGATAAATTTCTTTGACGTTCATCACCTCCCCTAAGCAAAGCTTCCATACTCAAATTGGAAATATTTTCTTCCCCCAATATACCCATCACAGTGTCCATAATGACACTCTTTCCATTTGAGCCATTCCCGAATAAAACAAGGGCATTCTCCACCTTCTTATCCATCGTCCCCCTATCGAACAAGGACAATCCTAGGAACATCTGTAATATTGTACGATCATTCTTATCTGGCAAAACACCACCAGAATAAACCTTCTTTCCAAACTCTGTACCTCTCAAAAAAGAATGCCATTTCGGGCATTTTGCTTCAGGATCGTATCTATAAGGATGAAGATATATCACATGATAATCCCTTGAAAAAGGGCGTAAAACACCATCCCTCATATCTACAACTCCATTCTCAAAAGCCATAATATTATATCGAGGATGCAATACCCTATTTATTTCAAGTGAATTATACATCTCTGCTAGTATATCCTTGATACTTCGCACAATGAATGCTTTAGGGACACCAGATATACGCAAATATGTACGCATAGCACGTTTCAAATAGGCATGACACGGAACAATCTCATATATCTTGCCTGTAAAAAAATAAACATTACCATTATAAAGAGCAAGATTACTTTTCGAAACTGTCGTGTATATCGATTCTATAACACTGTCAAGGTTCTCATAATACAAATTAGCACTCTCCTTTCCTGTAGGGCTCCCAGAAATAGCAATTTCGTATCTATTGCCCGTATGAACAAGATTATGCACTATACAAGATATTAAATTGTCACTCTGAAAGTTACAATCACAATCAAAACCAATATCTACATTATTTGAAACTTCTAAACCCATAATATTAAGACATATATCATTTAATCTATGACACAAAGATAATATATATTTCGTATCACTATAGATATAATCTATTAAAAATGATAATATTATAGATTAAAACTATCATCCATGTCATATTTTTTTTAGATCAATAGTGATACAAAACATACGATTAAACTATTATACTATTTTATTTTCATATTTTAACGATCAAAAATCAAGAAAAAAAATGAGGGAAAAATTTTTAGATGATGTAACATGCTTATTATTCTATAGCATAACCGGGGGGGGTAGGGTGTAATTTTATTTTCACCTCCAAATAACACCCTATTAATAAATGAATTATAATAAACAAATTTATGTTATACATATAACATAAACAATGATAGACAATAATAATATATTCCGTTTATTAAGGATGCCCATAGGGAAAAAGCGATTAGAACAAAAAAAAGACAAGCTTTATCTATTGTAACCATATACATATTTTAATAACTATACTCATAGATAAAACCTATTACCATAATATAAATTATATCTATCAAAAGCACTTCCCTCTTTATCTAATTCAATAGATAATATCTATTAATTAAATAGAAATAATCTATACATATTTTACCTCCCTTCCTCATCATAGATCATCCATTACGCCCCAATCCACAGTCTTTAAGACTTCATATCGTCGTCTACCTCTCTACGTTTGATAATATAGAACCTAGTCGATACGCCTACGCAATCCTCTTTATATTGTATATTTTTTTCGCTCATCAAATCATATATCAATCTGAAAATAAACGCATTAAATATTGTATATAATATAAAGTTGTTGTATATTTGTAATGTAAGAAAGGGCTAAAAAGAGCTTGATTTTACAAGCGTTATTTTAAAAGCGGAATAAAAGAAGAACCCCAAAAGATCCGTAAATCTTTCAGGGTTCGCGATTAAGTAAAATACACTTAACCTAAGTCCAAGGCAAAAGTAGTACTTTATCTAATCCCTTCCAAATATTCTATCAGCTTTTAAACGCTGTAATAATTAGCAATTAATAACAATTTAAATATTACAGACATGAAAACAATGAATTTCTACACGCAAAACGGTTGGGCTGGTTCAAATTATGACAGCAAGTTATCTACAAAGGAAATAGCCGCAAAGGTTAGATCTTATGCAAAGAAGAATTTCCCAGAGTTTAAATTCTCCATCCGTACAGAATGGAGCATGTACACGGATTCTATGTATATTGAATTAAAGGAAGGTACTTGTATCCCCTTTGTAGAGGGATCAAGAAGTGCGGAACGCGGGTATATGGATACGATGAACACCGTAAAGGGATGGGAAAAAGAACTTACGCCCGAAATGTTTAAAGTATTGGATGCTGTTACGATTTATGCCAATTCATTCAAATATGACGATTCGGATAGTATGCAAGACTATTTCGACACTAATTTCTATTTGAAAATCAAAGTGAGTGACGAATATAAGGTAATAGAACCGAAGGTAAAGAAAAGCAGCGTTAAGGCTGAAAAGGTTGAGAAAGCCAAAGAAGTAGAAGCAGTAACGGTTGAAGGTCTGGAAATCGTGGACTATTCCGAAAAAGCTATTGCAGTGTTTGGCGATACGAAGGCTATTAAAGAGCAGTTAAAGGAATTGGGCGGACGTTTTAACCCGTCCTTAAACTATAACGGAGAAAAGCGCGCCGGATGGATATTTAGCAAAAAGCAAGCGGACAAGGTGAAAGAATTGATATCACCTACAGTATTGCCGGCGCTCCCTGAAGAAATCTATATTCCAGAACTTGAGGAAGAACCCCAAGGGAATAACACCCCGTTAATTATTGCCGATTATGCAAAATATGATTCATTTGATTATCCGACAATACCCGAAGAACTGGACGGGTTTAAACTGGGTGAGATCGTTTATGATCAATGTGGAGAAATAGGCGTTATAATAGCAGAAAAAGAAGTTGAGCGCATGGATATAATACGACCAGGAAAAGCTCTAACAGCTTGCACAATTGAAGCGTACCCGCTTGAAAATATCCATTTTACCGAAACGGACAACTTTAACGGCGTGCGCTATTACGATATAGAAGGGGCTGGAAGCATAACCAGCGCGAAAGTGCGCACGGATATACAGCCAGGCGATGTTTTCAACGTGTACACGGATAAAGATCGCAAACACGGCGTAACTTATGACGGTGTAAGCGTGGAAAGTAGTTTAAAAAACGATTTGCCCGGTATAATTGAATTTGACAACAAAATAAAGGTTGGAATGTCAAGCATTTCATCTCATTATAAACCAATGGTTGAAAATGTAGAATTTTACGAGAAGAAAGTAAAGGGAAAGCGTTACACCATCAAGGATAAACCGTCAACGCTAGGATATTACGGTGTACTAGATAATTTGGACAAATGTATAATAGATTGCTTCCAGACTAAGGAAGAAGCCGAAAAAGAGGCGGAAATACTTAACGCGCATGTAAGCAAGAACGGACGGTTAAGAAGTGTTATATAAGAAAGTAATATAATCTAACCAGCGGGGCGGAAGCCCTGCGTAAAATAAAAAACAATGCAACTAGGTGTAGTAGTGTGGGGTATTTTGATAATCGTATTATTAGGCGGTTTCAAGGCGATGGTATTCATAGGTGGTATGCTGGTAGTGGCTTTCGTGGCCGGGATCATTATTGCCGCCCACAAATCTAAAAAGGTATGAGGACATTAAAAGAAGCATTTTTGGATAAATACCCGAAATATGGTATTATCCTCCGGATGTACGAGGAAGCGAACGAGTGTACGGCTGAATGGAGCGAACTTTCAAAGCTCCGGCTTATTCGATTTACCGAATATATGGGCGAACGGGTTGCACCAAACTCCGCCCGTCAATATGCGGCCAAGATGAAGGCGGTATTAAATAGATACTCGGACGAAGTGCGGCTAGACTTCAATTTCGCCGAGATACTTTCGCTTAAGGAGCAAGTATCGGTTAATACATTTCTGGATGAAAATGAAATACAGCGGTTGGTAGCTGTCGAAGTGGCAAATGATACGGAGCGGTTGATACGGGATCAATTTGTATTAGGATGCATAACCGGCGCACGTCATTCTGATTTTTGCCAATTTACGAAAGAAAACATACAGGGTGGCTGGTTGTCGTATGTTTCGCAGAAAACTAAAGTTTTTGTTGAAATACCAATATCGCCAGTTTTGAAACGGTTTATAAAGGAACAATCCCCCGCTTTAAGCGGACGAATAGTGTCGGACGTATATTTTAACGATACCATCCGAAAACTTGCAGAGAAAGCGGGAATAATAGCAAAAACAAGGTGTTTTAAGGCCGGAAAGAATATTATTGGTAGAAAATGTGACCTTATTGCATCGCATACGGCCCGAAGGAGCTGTGCGTCTAATTTAGCGGCACGCGGAGTGTCGGAAGTTTGGATAAAAAAGATATTAGGACATACAAGGGGCACAACAGATAGATATATCTGCCTAGAAGGTAGAAGGATGCCAAAAGAGGCAAAAGGTTATTTTTTAAGCTTCAAATAGTTTTTACCTTTGCCCGAAAAAAAACATGAGCGAAGAATTAAAACAACTAATAGCCTGGTTTGAAAACTACCAAGTGACGTTTAACGAGATCCGGTTAAGCGAGTGTGAGAATATATTTGATCTGAGCAAGTACATTGATGTGCATGTCAGATCGGTTAAGAGGAATTGGGATAATCCGACCTTTGCAAGTGATATACTGAGGTTGCAAAGGCTTAAAAAGGTGTTGGAGGAAAGAGGATAAAAATAAAGCCGGAGGTTATTCCGGCTTTAATGTCAAACTAAGCAAGTCAAAATCATACATTTGCTCATAGATTCTTCTTGCTATAAATAATCCTTTGATTTTACAATTTGGGAATGATTCCAATAATACACTTTTTGCCGCTTTAAAATGAGCTCCAGTTGTTAGAACATCATCAAATAAAATAATACAGTTTTTGACTTCTTTAGCCTCCACTTCGTTTATCTCATAGTTTTGAGCTATTTTCTTTGGGTCTCTTTTCTCATCCGAAGTATGAGAACTTTGAGTGCTTTCTTTTTGTATAATAAGTTCTCTAATGTCTAACTCGTCCCCAAATGCCTCATGAAGGACCTGGCTAAGCCTATCGTCATACTCAGGATCACTTTTTGCCTTTGACGGAGGTATAGGGACTAATGTTATATTTTTAGAAAAAGCAGATGGAATGTCTACTTCTTTTAAATATCTAGCACATTCTTTGATTGCTTTGATTTTGTACCCCCATTCCGGTTTGCCTTTTTTATCCATTCCTTTTTTCAGGTTGGAAATAAGACTATTTTCGTGATTATAATTATAGCCCTTCCCAGAAGTATAGCTGATTATGAAATAACATTCATCATCTTCGCATATATTACAATGGTTAGGTAAAGATAGTTCGTCTATTTTCTGCAATCTTTTCATTTTGGATCTAAGTGTTTAATTATATCCTCATATTCACGAACTCTAACGGCCCCCTGCTTTTCAAATCTTTCAGGCCATGTTATGTTTTTATTTTCGAAACAATTCTGTAAAATAAAAAGTTTCCGGCCTTGATCTAATGCTGCTCTAGCTTGTATTAGAGTACCAGACGTTTCACTGGCCTCTATTATAACAGTTGCTTCAGACAAAGCAGACATCGTTTTATTTCTTTCTGGGAAAAAGAATCTGTTTACTTTATAATTTTGAGAAGCATAACGAATAAAAGGAACTTGGCTTATGAGAAGATGTTTTTTCGCAATATATAACTGCAAGTTTTTATTCTGTTTTGGATAAAATTCATCCAAAGGCGTTCCAATCACAGCAACAGTCCTTCCGCCATTTTCTATTGCGGTTAAATGGGCCATACTGTCTATACCATCTGCCAATCCTGAATAAATAGTAAAACCATCTTTTACCAGCAATGTGGCAAGTTTTCGTGCTCTCCTTAGTCCATATTCGCTTGGCTTTCTGGAACCGACAATTGCAATTCCTCTGGTATTTATATATTCTATATTCCCTGAATAATAAAGTATCTCTACTGGATATTTTGCGTCTCTAAGCCTATCTGGATAATCAAATGTATTGCTTATCATAATATTAGGCTTAATCTCATTTTCAGATTTGAGTTTTGTTACCAACAGATCCGAAAATTTACGTATTTCTATTTCAGAAACAAAACTGGATGGAAGGCTCATGGGATTAGCCGCAAATAGTTGAGCTATGGAGTTAAAACTGGTTTTATCTTTACTCCACATCGCTTCATAAGCAGCCATTTCCTTAAATGGAGACACAACAGTTGTAGAGCTATCGAAATCAATTAATTTTTCCATACCTTCTTTATTAAAAAACAAAAGATTAAGCAATAATGTTACATATTGCAGCCTTATGTTTGATGCAAATATACTTCATAAACCTAATTGATAAACTTTTCTTTTGATAAAAGTAGCAAAATAACGTTATTTCACTCTTAAAAGTCCATTTCTACCCAGTCTATCCTATCTGAGTTATCCTTTCCTTTCACTAAAAGCCCGGCTGACCGGGCTATATGTTACATTTGATAGGTTGCTTCGTAGGACTTGCCGGAGTGGTGGTAGTGCCAGAGGAAGATAGGCTTGTAAACTCCGCTAAACTTCAGATTATACCGGATAGGCTTTTCTTTCTCTGCAAGCCCACAATTTTCTTGCTGGAATATGATCTTATTTGTTCTTGTGTCGTACACTGTAAAATCGGTAACTTCTACAGTTTTACTACTATTATTGTAGAAAGCAGCAGTGATATCCCCTGTTACAAACCCGTTGAAAGACGTATATGATCCATATATATTGACTTTTATTGCTTCTTCAATAGTTGGTTCCAAGACTATTACTTTACATATAGCCTCAAAACCTCCATCTTCGGATATAGCCTTAATAATACATTCCCCGAACGAATGTGTTGAAACTTTTCCTTCTTGATCCACTGTTGCTATTGATTGGTTAGAAGATGTCCAAATGACTTTTTTATTACTTGCATTTTCTGGCGTAAATACAGGCGTAAGAACAAATGACTCACCTTCTTTCAAGGTCTTTTCTGCCTGATCAAAAGATATGCCTTCAAGTTTTGTCGGATTAACTGTAATCTTACAAGTCGCTGTAATAGAACCAACAGAAGCCGTGATTATAGCCTCCCCTTCTTGCAATGCGGTCACTACCGCTTTCCCTCCAAATACTTCATCATTTCTTACGCTCACAATATTAGGATTATTTGATTCCCACTTTACATCCTTATGTGTAGTATTTTCAGGTTCTATTTTAGCCTCCAAAGAAATAGTTTCTCCTATATTCATAATCTCTTCGGTTTTGTTTAGAGTTAGGCTTGTCGCTTCTATTGGCAAAACTGTAACTTTACATGTTGCGTCATACGACTTATAGGTTACAGGATCATAGTCTTCCAAAGTAAACACTGTTACATATGCCTCTCCATCTCTAATTGCAGTAAAAAGGCCATTCTGATCTATCGTTCCAACTTCATAACTTTCATAACTTTCACAACCTTCACAATTTGGATAATATTTAGACAAATACCATTGACATTTTGGCGATTTTGCCTTCAAAGGCATATGCGATAATTTGAATTGATAGCTTTCTCCTATTTTTAATGTAAGTTCTGATTTATCTAAGGATATACCGGTAACCACTGGTTCGTCTTCCGAGCAGGCGCAAAGCAATAAAGCCATCAAGTAGATGGCAAATTGTATTTTGTTCATTTTTTTTGGTTTTATGTTTGGGTGCAAAGGTATTAGTTAAATCGAACAAAGGCTAATATTACTATATTTTTAACAATATACTATTCAACTTTTATGCTAATATCCTTGCCACAGTGAGGACAGGTAAGGGATAAAGAGTCACTTTTTGGGTGAACTTCTTCTGAAGAGGCGAATAACTGCCACATAGGAACATTTAAAGCCGTTGCTATTTTTTCAAGAGTAGGATATGAAGGTTTTCCATTAATTAACTGAGATAGTCCAACCCTTGTTATACCCAATTTATCAGCAAATTCTTGCTGCGTATATCCTTTTTCCTTTATCAGTTCTTTAATTCTATGACTCATAATTAATCATTGATTTTTGACAAAAATACAACGCTTATTCAAGTGTAAAGCATATACTATTCATAATTAAAGTTAAAGAATAGTATTTAATTATCAAAACGCTTGCAAATGAATAGCATATACTTTACATTTACATCATAATAATAAGACAACAAGACAATGGAAGCACCGAAGTATAACAAAAGTAGAGTAATGAAATCAGCTTGGTCTATGTTCAAGGCTGGCAAGAAGATCGGACGTCACATCCTCACATTTAGCGAATGCCTAAAAGAGGCTTGGAAAGATGAAAGAAGTTCTTATGACAAGGCGATGAAGATGTACCAGCTTTTCAACTTAAATAAGAAGCAATGCGAAAGCCGGGATGCTAAACGCAATGTTGGTACTTGCTCTATGGCTTTCATGGCTAACACACTGACAAATTACTATGCTAACAATAGATATAATGGAGATTAATTAAAATAGATACAATCATGAAGATAATACTTTTACTTTTTGTTTTTGGCATAATCATCAGTCTTATGACGATTACTTTTCAAATAATCAGTCAATATAAAGATTACAAGCACTACAAGAAAAAGAATGAACGCTATGATGATTTCTGCAAGCGTTTCTACGTTCGATATTTTTAATCAAAACATAACCTTATGACAACATTAGATGTACTAAAAGGAATCCAGCGGATCATGATTGAGAAACTGATCGCAAAGAGTGACATTATAATATCTGTCTCTTCCCGGCCGGAAAGATCGGAGTTATCCATATATGTGCAGAATACTTCCTATGTGGTTCTGGCGCATGAAATATTTATCGACGATACCGGGATTGACTTTAAAGAAGAAAATCGAAAGGCGTACGTTCGAATCTGGGAAACAATCAATAAGCATACAAGAATATCTGTCGCTTCATAATATTGCTACATAAATAACATAGACCCACATGTTGAGGCTTCGTGCCCAGCGTATCACGTTTGGATGTCCCGCCGGTAATATCGCCGGCGGGATTATTATTAACAAACCAACACCTTCAATTCATACTTACTTGGATCATTCGTATAATCTATAACCATTCGTATAGCTGCATCAGCCTGTTTCTGCATTATCCGAATGTAATTATAAATAGGTCTGTTTTCCTTCATAGACTGCCCCAGACAATATTCGACTATTTCCGTACGGATACCAAGATCGAAGGCAAACTGAGAAAATGTTTTTCGAGCTGAATAAAAACTTAAGTTTGACTTAATTCCCAATTTTTTCGCCAACTCTTTCAAACAAAGGTTCACGTAACGCTGAAAATTGCTGTACGTAAACTGGTAGCCAAAATTCAATTTTCCATTTCTGGAAATATATTTCCGTATGATTTTTTTTGCTTCTTCTGGGATCGTAAAAGTTACAATCTTTTCTCCCTCCCTCTTATTTGCCGTTTTTTTACGAACATAACTGATCGTATCACGATCAAACTCATTTCTGACAATATCAGCAAGATTCATGCCCCCCAGATAAAAAGAGAGCAGGAATAGATCACGAGCAAGTGTCAACTTCTTATGTCGTGTTTTTAAATTCATGATCAACGTAAATTCATCAATTGTAATGTCCAACAATTTAACTGACGGCTTTGGCATTTTGACATAAGCAAATGGATGCACATCATATTTCACCAGTCCATCACGGATTGCCTCATTGATACAAGCCTTTAGATGTGTAAGACGCATTTGTTTTGTGGCATTACTTAACTTTCCCATCCCTCTGATAAACCTATCGATCACAACTGGCGATATGCTTTGTAGGGTAATATTGCCTATTATAGAAATAATTTTATCAAGCGTATAAACATTCATATCAGCATAACTATCCCTGCCTTCTTTACGCAACAGAGTAATACGTTTTTCCATATACTCCTTGATGGTCGTTAGGCTTTCCTGTTTATGCCGTCCTTCTAAAATCTCTTTAATTTGAGAACATGTGTAAATATCAAGATTATCTATCGCATCCAATTTTTCCCGATACTCAGATAGTACATAGCCCAATCGCTGATTCATGACTTGGGCATCTTTCCGGCAAACAACCTTCCCTTTGTCGAATTGATACAAGTCATCAACTTCATATCCGGTAGAAATATATCGGACTTCCCTTTTATGGGTAATAGTTAAATAAATCAAAAATGTTTTTTTTGAGGTTTGTCTTGTCGACAAAACCGAAAATCTCAGTGTTGCCAT